AGCTCCTACTCCGGCATTGTCTCCTTTGAAAACGGTGTAGCCACTCTCGGTGACGCTGGCTCTGCCACGTATTCCTTTTCCGTTTCAAGCGCCGGAACCTACGACATTGCCATCCGGCTCTGCTATCCCTTCTGGGATAAAAACGGCATCTATGTTTCGATTGACGGTAATCGGACGCATTTTACAGAAAGCAGGCTCTGGTGGCCATATTGGAGAAGCACCTTCTGGACGACGCTCGCCAGCAGCATTTCACTATCTGCCGGAACGCACACCATCGTGATATCCGTAGATGTAAAAGGCGTACAGTTTTACGGCTACCGTGTTTGCAGCAGCTTTTCGGAGGCTCCCTCTGCGGGCACTGCAACCTTTACGCTCTCTCCACGCCACTTTATCGACGTGGACGGCAATGAGTGTCAACCGGACAGAGCTTTCAAGCTCACCTGCGAAATGCTGAGGCGAAAGCCGGACTCTGCCCTCATCTGGTATGAGGATTTCCGGGACTACGGTGTGCTGCAAACAAACTACTGGACGACCCTTTCAGGCTCATGGACGGTATGGCGTGAAGATGAATATTCCGAAAGCCGCGTTTACTCCCAGCTTGACGGCTCCGGAAAGCTCGCATGGCAATACGACGGCTTTTCCGATATTCACCTGCGGGCAAGGCTGGCCTTTCCTGCGACAGGAAGTGGCAAGGCCGGAGTATTCTGCGGTGATCTGTTCTGCTGCCTGAATTATGATTCTCAGGCTGTGGAGCTTTATAACGGCAGCACGCTCCTTGGCAGCTACAGCCAGACCATAGAGCGGACAGCAAATGCCGACCTTCGTACCGATCCATCCATGTACACGGTCGAGATACGTATCCGTGGAAACAAGGTGCGTGTCTATTCCGGTTCTTCCTATACGCTGCGTTTCACGGCCACGATCAGCGGCTTTTCCGGAGGCTATGCCGGATACCGGTCAGATAACCGGACAGTCTGCGAGCTGCTCCGCCTTGGCGACGCGTGGACTTACGAGCCCTACGAGCGCTTTGATGTCACTTTCCCGGACGGCACAGTTACGCAGTATGGAAGGATCAACCGTTCGAATGCCACGTGGGATACGGAATTTCAGGTGTTTACGCTGACCTCGGATATCGAGGAGGATGCGACACGCAGCGAGAGCATTTCGCTGGATTATGAGTTCTACCACTCACATGAGCTTGCCCTGACCTGTGGCAACGATTATACGGTAACCATCACGCCAAAGGATATTGATATCTGGATAGCAAGGCTCTTTCTCGGAGACGCAGACGGCTTTTCCATTCTCTACTATCAGGACGTGGATTCGCTCGTTTACTGGGCAAACGAAGCAGCCTACCGCTGGGGAGTGAGAGGCTTTGCCATGTGGTCGCTGGGACAGGAGGATATGCGGCTCTGGGAAGCACTGCCAAAACAGATATAACTTCATACACGGATACAGTTCACGAGGCTGTCTGCAAAATGCAGGCGGCTTTTATTTTGCACAAAGGAGGGATTTTCTCATGAAAGAATTCTGGAACACGATCCAACTGGTATTTGCCGCTGTCGGAGGATGGCTTGGCTATTTCCTTGGCGGATGTGACGGGCTCTTGATTGCGCTGGTAATCTTTGTGGTCTGCGACTACCTTACCGGCATCATGTGTGCCATTGCCGACAAAAAGCTCTCAAGCGAGGTCGGCTTTAAGGGAATCTGCCGCAAGGTGCTGATTTTCCTGCTGGTAGGCATCGGAAACGTCATTGATGTTCAGGTACTTGGACATCCGGGAGTGCTTCGCTCGGCGATCATCTTTTTCTACCTGTCCAATGAAGGTCTGTCGCTGACGGAGAACGCAGCACACCTCGGCCTACCGGTACCGGAGAAATTAAAGGAGGTCTTGGAGCAGCTCCACGACCGTCACGATGAGGAGGAAAAATAACATGACGAGAAAAGGAATCGACGTCAGTCATTGGCAGGGAACCATTGACTGGAATAAGGTCAAAAAGGCCGGTATCGAGTTTGCCATCATCAAGGCTGGCGGCTCCGATGCCGGTTTTTATACGGACAGCAAATGGGAAGCAAATTACAAAGGTGCGAAGGCTGCCGGTATCCCAATCGGCGCTTATTACTTTGTCGGAAAGGACTGCGTGACTGCTGCCGCCGGAAAAGCAGACGCTGAGCGCTTCCTGCAAATCCTGAAGGGCAAGCAGCTGGAATACCCGGTCTATATGGATAACGAGGCGCAGCCCGCTTCTGCCAAAGCCGGAATCACTGAGGCCACCATTGCTTTCTGTGAAACTATGGAAGATGCCGGATACTTCGTCGGGATCTACGGCTCCGCTGTTTCCGGTTTCAAAGAACGCATGGATGACACGAAGCTCACGTCCTTCGCCCACTGGGTAGCGCAATATGCCAGCAAATGTTCATATAAGGGCGACTACGGCATCTGGCAGTATTCTTCCAAGGGCTCTGTTGACGGCATCAGTGGTAATGTGGATATGGATTACGCCTATGTGGATTATCCTTCCATCATCCAGAGTGGCGGCTTCAACGGCTTTACAAAGGCTGTGTCCGATGACAGCAAGCCTGCCACTCCTGCTCCGGTCACTCCGGCAAAGACCGTGGATGAGCTGGCGCAGGAGGTGCTGGACGGCAAATGGGGAAACGGAACCGACCGCAAAGAGCGCCTCACTGCTGCCGGGTATGATTACTCTGCCGTGCAGGCAAAGGTCAATGCTCTGGTGAAAAAGCAGGAATCTACTCCTGTCTACTACACCGTAAAAAGCGGTAATACCCTCTCCGGAATTGCTAAGAAATACAGCACCACGGTTTCGGCGATCCAGAAGCTCAACCCGACGCTCATCAAAAACGTCAACCTTATTCTGACCGGCTGGAAGATCAGAGTGAAATAACTGAATATCCAATCTGCTATGCCTGCGAGTGTTCTTCGGAATGCCCGCAGGCTTTTTTTATTTTCCTCCGCTCAAAAAGGCAGTTCATCTCCAGTGGAAACTGGAGGTGGATATGTTATGACAGACGAAATCACAAATGTTCAATCTGGATATTTCACGCAGGAGCGGATTCAGGGCGATCTGGACTACCGTAGAGCACAGACAATCGCAAAGAAGATGCTCGATGACGGACTCATTTCTGTGGCTGAATTCAACAAATTAACCGCCATCAATCGGGAAACTTTCTCTCCCTTGTTCGCGGAAATAATGCCGAAAATCCCTTGATATGTAGTCGCTTTAGAGTGATGTATAGACGTACGGAAAGGAGGGACTTCCCTTGAAAAAAGTCACGAAAATCGCGGAAACAGCGAGCTCGAAAGTTAAACTCAAGAAGATCAGGGTAGCCGCCTACTGCCGCGTCTCTACGGATTCCGATGCCCAGCTTGAAAGCCTTGAGGCACAGAAAACCCACTACGAAAATTACATCACATCTCGTGATGACTGGGAGTTCGCTGGACTCTATTACGACGAAGGCATTACTGGCACCAAGAAGGACAAGCGCCCGGAGCTCTTACGGCTCATTGATGACTGCAAGGCCGGTAAAGTGGACTTTGTTATCACAAAATCTATCAGCCGATTCAGCCGGAACACAACGGACTGCTTAGAGCTGGTAAGAAAACTGCTCGCCCTGCACATTCCGATTTATTTTGAGAAGGAAAATATCAACACCGGCTCAATGGAGAGCGAGCTGTTTCTGGCAATTCTCTCCAGCATGGCCGAAGGCGAGTCTGTTTCCATATCAGAAAACAACAAGTGGTCAATCCAGAAACGCTTTGAGGGCGGCACCTATAAAGTCAGCTACCCACCCTACGGCTACGATTGGGATGGCGAGCAGATGGTAATTAATCCGGAGCAGGCGGCTGTGGTAAAAGAAATCTTCGCAGCGCTGCTCTCCGGCAAAGGCACCCANGCCATCGCGGACGANCTGAACCGGCGCGGCATTCCTACCAAGCGAAACGGACNCTGGACAGCCACAACCATTCGCGGGATGCTCTCCAATGAGAAGTATGTCGGCGACTGCCTTTTCCAGAAAACGTACTCGGATTCACGCTTTGTCCGGCACAACAATCACGGCGAGCAGACACAGTACATGGTCAAGGATCATCACGAGGCAATCATCAGCCGGGAGGACTTTGAAGCTGCTCACGCTTTTATTCACCAGCGGGCAACGGAAAAAGGTGTCGTCAAAGGGAGCGACAAATACCAGAATCGCTACACCTTCTCCGGGAAGATCATCTGCGGCGAGTGCGGCGATACCTTTAAGCGCCGGATACACAGCTGCACAGGATACAAATACACCGCATGGTGCTGCAGTACCCACATCAAGGATAAAGATAAATGCCACATGCTTTTTGTAAAAGACGATGATCTGAAGCAGGCTTTCGTCACCATGATGAACAAGCTGGTCTACGCGCACAGGATCATCCTAAAACCATATGTGGACGCATTGAAAAACACTTCGTCTGATGACTCGCTTCGGCGCATTCAGGAAATACAGACCCTACTGGCGCAGAACACAGAAAAGCGCGAGACGCTGACAAAGCTCATGACACAGGGCATCATCGACCCGATCCTTTTTAACAAAGAAACGAACGAGCTGCTTTCTCAGGCAGACAGTTTCCGGGATGAGATCAACGCCTTAAAAAACGCTGTTTCCGGAGATGTAACAAAGGTCACCGCAGCCACAGCGCTTCTGCATTTTACAGAAAAAGGCGGAATACTTCAGGAATTCGATGATGCTCTATTTCAAGAATATGTGAACCGCATCATTGTGCGCTCCAGAAATGAAGTGTGCTTTGAACTGAAATGCGGTCTGACACTTCGGGAAAGGATGTGAGAACATGGGACATACACCTTACGGCTACAGCATTGAAAACGGCTGCGCCACGATTAACAAGGATGAAGCTGATAAAATACGAAAGCTCTATGAGAATTACATCTCCGGGATGGCACTGGCCAAGGCTGCTGCCGCTGCTGGCATTGAAACCTACCACGGCACGGCAAAGCGCCTGATGGAAAACAGGCACTACCTCGGAGACGATTTTTACCCGGCTATCATCGATCAGGAGACCTTTGATGAAGCTGCTGCCATCCGTCTGGAACGCGCCGGGAAACTTGGCAGGTTGAACAGGAAAAAGAACTCAAAACCTACAACGTCTCCGACCAGCTTTCGCATGGCAGTGGCAGAGCAACATTATGAAGATCCGAGGCTGCAGGCAGAATACCTCTACAGCCTCATCGAAAGCGAGGTAAGCTAATGGGAAATGTTATGGTGATTCCGGCCAGACGACAGGTCGGAAATACAGTAAAACAATCAGCTCTGAAAAAGCTCCGTGTTGCAGCCTACTGCCGCGTCAGCACGGATTCAGAAGAACAGGAAACAAGCTACGAGGCTCAGGTCACACACTACACTGAGTATATTCAAAAGAATCCGGAATGGGAGCTGGCGGGCATATTTGCAGACGACGGTATCTCCGGCACCAACACAAAAAAGCGTGACGAATTCAACCGAATGATCGACGAGTGCATGGCCGGTAACATCGACATGGTCATCACCAAATCCATCAGCCGATTTGCCCGAAACACTCTTGACTGCCTCCAATACATCCGGCAGCTGAAAGACAAGAACATACCAGTTTATTTTGAGAAGGAAGCCATCAACACGCTGGACGCTAAAGGCGAGGTTCTGATCACAATCATGGCGAGCCTTGCCCAGCAGGAAAGCCAGTCAATGAGCCAGAACATCAAACTGGGACTTCAATACCGCTACCAGCAAGGTAAGGTTCAGGTCAATCACAATCGCTTCCTCGGATACACAAAGGATGACAACGGGCATCTGATCATTGATCCGGAGCAGGCAGAAATCGTAAAGCGCATCTACCGAGAATACCTTGAAGGCTCCAGCATGGATAAGATCGCCGACGGGCTTATGGCTGATGGCATCCTTACCGGCGCTGGCAAGACAAAATGGCACACCAGCACCATCAACAAGATTCTCCGCAACGAGAAGTACATGGGCGACGCGCTGCTTCAAAAGACCTATACCACAGACTTCTTAACAAAAAAGCGGATCAAGAACAACGGCACCGTCCCTCAATACTACGTTGAGGGCGATCATGAAGCAATCATTCCGAAAGAGCTCTTCATGCAGGTGCAGGCGGAGCTTGTCCGTCGCCGGGTAGTCCACGTCAGCCCGACAGGCAAAAAACGCAGCTTCTCCTGCAATCACTGTTTTGCACAGATGGTTTTCTGCGGAGACTGCGGTGAGCTTTACCGGCGCGTTCACTGGAACAATCACGGCTGCAAGTCCATCGTATGGCGCTGCATCAGCCGCTTGGAACCGACCTCGGCTGAAAAGAACTGCACCAACCGGACGGTTAACGAGCTCCTTCTACAAGAGATCACGGTCAAGGCCTTCAATAAAATTCTTACCGAGCGGGACTTTTTCCTTAAAACCTTACAGCAGAACATTGCCAAGGCCGTGGTTAACGCTGACACTCTCTCACCGGACGGCATTCAGGCAAGGCTCGAAGAACTGCAAAAAGAGCTCATCAAGAAGGCAAACAATAAACAGGACTATGACTCTATCGCCGATGAGATTTTCCGGCTCCGCGACCAGAGAGAACAATCCGAACTCGACAGCCACCACCGGGAAGAAGCCATGAACCGGATCAAAGAGCTGCAGAACTTCATCGCAGGTCAAGAAACCGATATCACAGAGTTTGATGAGGCTCTGGTAAAGAAGCTCATCGAGAAGATCACCGTCTTTGCCGAGCACTTCACAGTGGAATTCAAGTCCGGCCTCACAATTGAAACTGAAGCATAAAAAGAGCAAGCATCACAGACTTATCTGAGATGCTTGTTTGCTTTACCTCCAACATGTTAAAGGTTTTATTTCAATTATTCGATCTGGAGAAATCTGAATACCGTTTTTCATCAGAAGGATATGTTCAAATGGCTCTCCAAAAGCGGTATCGTAAGCCATCGTTAAATACATCAATACTTTGTCCTTATCACTCTGATCATCGTCCCCGTCAAAAACAATATCGAAGCCGTTTACTTGAGCTACTATTTCATATGGGAAATGCGACTGCTCCCATTCCTCAGATAAATTTAATCTTAATAGGTTGTCAATATCCCATAGTATTTCCGGGCGGCAATGAACCTGACCCCCATAAGGACTTCTTTCCCATACCGATAAAAAACCGCAAGTCGTAAAATCATAATAGAACTTTCTTCCAATCGACCAGCATAAATATTCCTGTGTACCTGTTCTGGGACAATTGCCAGCGTTATAAGAAATATCAAAGACTTTCCCCTTATATGTCAATAATGCGTCCTCTATATTTATTATTATCCCGTGCCGGTCTAAAAAAACTCTCAGTTCTGATTCGTCACAAAGATATGCTTGCTGTAAATCTAAGATTCCATATTTCTTTATGGCTTCACACTCGTTTGCACTCGTCGTCACGTGAAAATACACAAAATTAAAATCAAGATATGTTCTCGGAAGATGTCCGAATCTTTTTATTACATCTTCCACTAAATCATCTGTATATCTGTATTCGCTTTCATGCCCTACAAATTTTTCCCAAGTTGAAATGTCGACTCCGCTTAGTCCTACTAATGTTTTACAGGCATTTGCAGAAGATCGTATATCATAAGTACTAAACAAATACAAAACCTCCTCTGACATCTATCTCGAACACTCAACACCCCTGACATCTAATCCACAGCTTCAACTATGTGACATCTATCGTGGCAACTCAACTCTCACACTTTTTGAGCTGATTTACCCTTGGATAAGTTACCGCAGACTATTACCCGCTCCACCCGCTCGAAACTATCGGGAGCCGAAAAGTACCTGAAATCAAGGGCTTTCGCGGCTATTTTCCTTCAACCCTTGACATCAATACTACCGTCTCNACGTGGCNCGATTGCTCCATCTTGATGTCTCCTTATTGACCAGTTCTCGTGAACCNCCGATTTTCTGCCCGTTCGTTCATGGGAATTGTTCAACCGCTTTTTTCGGTTCGCGAAAACTTATCTACATACTTTTGTACGTTCGCGGGAATTGCTCCACTGTTTGAACGTACCTTATATATGGCATCCGGGCCTTGTGCCCACTGTCTCAACCTTAGCGCCAGATTGGTACAAGGGAATTGCTCCACGATTGCCATCGTCTCAACCCTTATTATTTTCAATCTTAAGCATTTTCAAGATCATGTAATGTCTTTCCATCACTTGTCTTCCAGGCAGTCCAACCATTAGAGCTTTTTCCGATCACAAACATTGCTGCGCTCGATGGGCTTCCAAGTAGAACATCTTCTTGAAGGACATGGTCTGAATCAATCTGAGATGCCTGACGCAGTTTTTTTACCCCCGGGGGAATTGTATTATCATCGTCTGGTGAAATGATGCTTCCCTTGAGAACTACAAATCCCTCACTGGTCTGTCTACCTGTAGCCTTTACCGTTATACTGGATTTTTTGATTGCTCTTGAAAGATACATTTCAGGTTCATCGTTATCCAAAGCTGCACCAGTGTCTGGCGCCGGTACAGCAGTTATTGCTGGACTTGTATATGGAATAAAGACCTTATGACCGAGCGTACCCATTATGAGCTCTGCATATTCAATAAAGTCCTCAAGCTCACTTTCTTTTTCCTCAGTAATGTTCCCCAGAGATGGATCATTCCCGTTCTTCACTTCATAGCGTTTTGCAGCCACGGCCAGATTGCAAAATCAATTCTCAAGATAGCTGATCTCAGTCGGCCCAAAAGAATTATTTGATGTAGTGAAAACCACAGCCTCAGTCCAATAATCTTCTTTCGGGTTTCTTTTATGCTCCAGCAGACGATTCAAAATGCCCTCACCGTTCTTGCGATTTCCTGCCTGGCCAACGTAGACAACTGGCTTCCCGGTCGTATCGGATACTCCAAACAAAAAGTATACTCCTGTCTGTTTCAGATCCGTCCGGTTCTTACATTTATCCAGACTGGTACGCGGAATCTTATATGCAATGCCAATCCAGTTCGCCAATGTGCATTTAATCATGCCATTAGCATCTCCGTCCATCAGAAATAAATTGATGCTTTTTCCGCGTGCCATCAATATGTACCTCCCAATTCACGAGTCTCTTTTGCTCTCCATGAGCTTTATTATTTCCTTCAGCTTTACCCCAGAAAACTTCGCATACTCTTCCATATTCGTCATAATCGTACTCACATTGGTATATTCTCCCGCACCTACAGCAACAACTGTTTTCGCTTTAACTGTTTTGTATGTAAGTTTTCCGTCTTTGACTTCCGGTACTTGAGTCATAACATCATGCTTTGTACTGACTGTATTTGTTACTTCTCCAGCCGAAGTTCCATGCGCTGCTGCGGTTCTATACTTCTGTGCATCCGTATATAGTTGATCTGACTGAATCTTTTTGAAAACATCCAACAATTCCAGATTATCTGTCTTAAGTTTTTTGAACACACTGTCTCTAAAGCGTAAATCCTGTACACATGTATATCCGTAGTATTCATTGATAATTTCAATCACAGAATCCCATACTGCAGAAATCTTCAAATAATACGTATCAGAGAAGTAATTGAACCAGTATTTCCGCATCCAGTGTTCTTCGTTAAATTCTGGGAAATATTCTATTGACTGTCCCTTGCTACCTGGAGAGATAAACCATGGATCATCTGGTATCCCTTTGTCATAGTAATGTCGGCAAAAAACATAAGTCACATTCAAAGAGCCAACCTTGTTATTGTGCCCTTGAATAATCTCATGTAAACATGGATGCGCCAGGCTCTGTAAAATATTGCTTGTCTCTCCAAGCGTTCCTTCTTCCAATCGCAAATCATCGAATATATCTGTTCCGAGGTACTTGTCCCATTCATCTTTAGTAGGCACCTCAAATGAATTATCTATTCTAAGTTCCATCAAATAAAATCTCCTTTATTCCACTCCCAGAGCCTTAAACACCGCATCTTCTGCGCTCTGATAAAATATCAAGTTGAAACAACCAACAAGTTCTGGTGGCACCACTCCCAGATCTGCAGCTGATGTAATTGGAAGCAATACTTTCTTTGCCCCTGAATCAAGACAGACCTGTAGGCTGTTAGCAAGTTCGTCCACCTTCATCATGGAGCCAGCGATGCTGATTTCACCAAGCACAGCCATTGAACTTACAAGCGGCTTATTTAATGCTATTGATGACAATGCTATCACTGTGGGCAAAGCCAACTTCTCAGTAATTCCGATGCCCTGCAAATCCTGATAATTAATGTTGTAATCCTTCGTAACCATACTGATGGAGCTACTAATACGCTTAGCATTTGCTTTCAGGAAATTGAAAGCAGTATTTGTTGCTTCCTTTGCACCGCGATCACTTCCAATACCGGTGCAAACCAGTTTCCCGCTGCCGGGAAGCATCTGGCTTTCCAGTCGGAATACGCCAAGCATGCCGGATTTGCCTCGACTCACTGTATAAACTTGACCGGGATTGCATATGCCTTCCGGAATTAATTTTCCGCCACCCTGTTCCGGTACAGAAACATAACGTTCCTCAAACGTCTCGTTATCTATGTAACTGAAATTAACATCGTAAAATTCCATACCACCCAGCTTCTTCAGCTGTTCTTTGACACGACGGCGCATTTCCAAAGACAGTACAAGGACTTCTTCCACATCTTTTTTTTCAAAAGCCCCATCCGGGTACATAAGCTTCAGATACCCATCAACCATTCTTCGGACGGCAATTACATCACGCTGATTCAGATTCTTGCCTAAATGGAAATAGCGGTCAAGGGCATCGCCATACTGTTCCTTTCGCAATTCACGTACAAAACCTGCACAACCGATAACATAACCTGGCCAATAAAGCGTATAACTCACCGCGGAATAAAGCCTAGTGTAACTCATTATCCGTTGAAAATTGCGCTCCGGACGAGAAACTTGGCGCACTTCCCACAGCCCGGGCAGGGTACACAATGGATACGATTCACAAAAAAGGCCGTAAACCTGTGTCCCCATCCTCAGGCGGAAATACGAGGGTCCAAAACAGGGGGAACTGGGCAGAGTCCGATTTATTAAAAACAAAAGAACAATACATACGCCTGGAATTGACGGTTTAAAATTCGAACTTACCCAAACAAAAACCAACTTGAGGGCTGAGGGCCTTTTTCCCTCCTTACCACGAGCAAAGGAACCGGAAAGGCCAAATTGGGTAATCCC